CCACCTTCGCCGGCCTTCTTCTCCGTTTCCTCGAACTGCGCTAACGCCTTTTCGGTCAGCGTCAGAATGTTCGACATCCGGTCTTCGAGTTCGATGCGACCAGATAAGGTTCCGATGTCAAGAGTCTCGGCCATGGGTTACCGCCTTCTTTTCTTCGCCTGCGACGCGGCCGTCATCATCTGCGCGATCAGCTTCATCTCTTGCCAGGACTTTCCCGTTGGCGCTTCCGGGGCTGCAGTACCACCAAACTTCAACATGAAATCTGCCACCTTGAACCGTTGATCCGAATGGAAACACGCCAAGAGCACGTTGCTAATTCCAGCGATGATCGACGCGGCCTGCCAGTCTCCCCGCTTGTCTCCAAACGGTTCCAACCGTTCATATTCCATCCACTCCGTCAGCTGCAGCCACGAAATTGACCGCAGCATCGCATCGACGTTTACGTGGCCAGTGGCGAGGGCGAGCCGGTGGGCGAAACGCCAGACAGCGTTTCGCTCAAGTCGTTTTTTACCAAGGCTCCCTTACCGGTCTTCACACGCAATCCGTTCAACACCAGGCACGCATGGGACAGCCGCCCGTTCTCCAGCGAGTCGTGCTTGGATAGGGCCAAGACCGCAGCCTCACGCTGGCCCTCGGAGACACGCGAACCGTCTGGGTTGACGATGCTTTTGACAACAAGACGCAATCCCGCAAAATGCTTCTTCACGGGATCGTCGTTCTCATCGAACCATTCAAGGATGTCAGCTGAGGAGACCGATCCGATCTTGACGATCCCACGTGGCGTCTCGACTTCGTCAAACCGCGTGTCCGGCGCTTCCATGTACTGGTCGAATGACAACTGCTTTGTTTCTGCGCTCATGATGTTTGCCCTTTCTGAAAGTGACTACCAGAGCCGAACACCGATTCGGCCCACCACATTGAAGTGACACTGCGATTGACCGCGTACGTCGAGGCCGCCATCGAACGGCTCCTGCAACGGCGTGATCTCCAAATACCAGCCCGAGTTAATCCACTGATTCCGCACGACGACAACTGCATCATACGCGAGCCGCGCGAGCCGCTCGGCGGTCGGATAGTCCGCGGCACGTGCCGTGAACTGCGCGCCGGGCCGCACGATGGCCGGGCGGATGGTCGCGTTATGCGTGCGGTCCGCTCCCGAACCTCCCGTTGCTACAATCATCAACGTGCCAGCCAGAAGTATGGGCGGTGCGGCCTTCGTGGATGTGAAGATGTTCGCGCCAAAGGTGCCCACTCCATCGGCTTCGAGTACCGTAATGAGATCGTCTAGCCAGCTCATAATTTCTTCCAACGCGTGAACTCGATACGCTTGGCAACTCGCACACCCATGTACTTCCGGCTCTCTAGGATCGTGGACTCAATGAACTTCGGGCCGGTGCCCGGCGTGTTCCACTCCACCTCGGTCGGCGGCAGCCATGAAGGTGGCGAGTGCTCCGAAAGATGCTCATGGACGGCAATCGCATAAGGTGCCGCCGGTCCGCCGCACGCGATGAGGGTATAGACTCGGTTGCCCTCCCACTGCGGTTTGACGGTATGAATTGAGGCGCGCAAGTGTCCGCCAATCGGAGGAGGACCCGCAGGACAACGTCTCTGGCATTCTTTCGTCTCGATTTCCGTCTCTTGAAAGAGCGCAGACTCAACCTCAATCGGCAGTGACTTCTTCAGCCGGTCGAGTTTGTCCCGCATCTCCTTCACCATCCGCCACTGTATCCCGCGGAAGTTCGCCATAACACTTATCCAATTCCTCGGCAAACGCGAGGCCGATGTTCTCCCACCGGAATTGATCTTGCCGCACCAGTTCCAACCCTCGCTGACGATAGCGAGACCAAAACTGCCCGTGGTGCGACGTATAGAACGCATCCAACGCTACCATGACTGCCGTCTTGTCAGCGATGCCACCAATGGAATTGATCCGACCCGGCGTGGCAATGGTCGTGGGGCACGGCACCTTGATGACCGCGTTGCCCGGCCATTCGCCTAGCGCCGACCAGTCGGGCACGATCTGCGGAATACCGCAAGCCATCCCCTCCATCGTGCATAGTCCCCATCCTTCGCCTTGTGTTGTCGTCAGTTGCACGTCGAATGTCTGGTAGGTCAGCGCCAGATCCTTTTCATCCAACCCCTTCCAGACTTCCGGCTCTGAGAAGATCAATCGACCGCGAAGATCGTGGTAACACGCGAGCTGCTCGCAATCATATCCATGATCACCAGTTGGCGCCACGTGCAGGAACAGAAAGACGTCACTCAACCCACGCGTCTTCACCCATTCGCCTACGTACGCAATCGCCAGATCCAAGCGCTTCCTCGGTTGATTGCGATTGACGTTGCCAATGATGAACGCATCGTCGGGCACACCGGGCAGCCCAACAACGCGACGCGCGGCAACACGATTGGCCGGCTTGTAAGTGTCTAGGTCAACACCAAGACCGACGACACCGCTTGGAATCGTCATCCCGCCCTGCAACGCCTCCTGCTGCGCGAACGTCGTCCAGAAGATCGCCCGCGTCAACCCGTTCAATGCCCATCCGCGGCAGTTCTTTCCATCGACCGCAATCGTCCCTACAATCTTCCCCTTGTAGCATTCCTTCAGCGCACTCACATACGCCGGGATGTTCCACGGGTCGTTCTGAATAACAATCATCTCGGGCTTCACTTTGGCAACCATCTCAGGGAGCCGTCCGACCCCAAAGAAGTCACCACCCAGATGCGCGGGATAGACTAGATAGGGATGATCGTGCGGGTCCCCTCGATAGTTCAATCCGAGAACCGTCACATCCCACATCTGCCGAAGCACGTCCAGCGTACGATGTGTGCACCGCGCGAAACCGGTATCGCATCCTGCGTCGCCCACCCATAGAAGCTTTCTCACAGAATCCTCTCCCAGAAACCACGAATGATCGTAGCCCAGTTGAACCGCTCAAGGATGATAGCGCGTTCCGATTCGGATATCGGCTTGGGGCTATAGCGCAGCACCTCCGCCAGCACGTCCACCAACGCGTCCCCACTACGCTCCTGAACGAACGTCGCGTAGTTATCGTACCACTGCGTCATGTCGGGACGGTCAAACACAATGGGTCGCGCACCGCATGCGAGTCCCTCGATGACGGGCATCTCGAATCCTTCGACGTGGCGCAGGCCACTGACCCATTTCGTTTGGCAGTAGACGTGAGCTAATTGCGTGTCTGTCAGGCCGTTGAGGGAACGCCAATTCCTCGGTTTACGTACCATGCCCTGAACGTTGTCCGGACCGAGGTGTACCATTGATAGGCCCGCTCGATCACTCGCCAACGCCATCTCTTCAATAGCCTCGCCACACGGGTCAGACACATAGCCCGACGTCAACACCCCGATGTCACGGGGTGTCTTCACGTACGTATTGACGAACGCCGGATCAATCCCAAGCGGTGCATAGTAGAACGGTGACGCACAGTACTTCGCCAGGTCAAGGTAACTCCAAACCAACTCGGCCCGCGTCCATAACGGTGCATATGCAGCCGATGGGATACGCTGGTTCGTCCCATCCGGTTCAGATGCGGCACCAAGGCAGTACTGGATCAATGCACACCTCGGCGCTTTGATCTCGTCAATGGCATTCGGTCCGATAACATGCACCACCTGCAGATCCGCTTGCGCCGGGTCTTGGACAAACTCCAACTCACGTGGCGCCCACACTCGCAGCGCCCGCGCCACGCGATACATCGCCTGACTCAAGTTCGCCGGAATTGGTGCTACACAGACACGCACGGTCCCTCCGTCACGAGTGCGCCCAAACCACCCCACTCGCCGTGAATGGTAAACTCGCGCTTGTCACCCTTCAACGCACGCCAGAACGTATAGACGCCCACGTTGAGCGACTTGATGAGCGGCGATTCGTTGATGTCATGGAACAACACCACGCCGCCTGGCCGCACAAGCGGTGTATACAACTCATAGTCGCGCGACACGCCCGCAAGGGAATGGTCACCGTCGATGAATAGCAGGTCAAGCAACTCACCTTTGAGCAACTCGGTAACCATGAAGGCCGTCTCAATCCTATGCGAGTTTGCGATCAACCCGCGAAAATGCGGATATGCAGCGAACAGTTTGTCGTTACGCGTCTCGCCGTAATCCTTCGACAGCTCTTGCGTGCCGTAGGGACCGGCCGTCAGGTCTACCGAAATGACGAGGTCCGACGCAAGCTCGCACCACAGGACCGACGTCCCACCGTAGTCCGTGCCGATCTCCAGCACGCGGTGCAATGGGCCGCGCGACAATAGCCACTCCGCACACGGCAGAATTTCGTCGCCGAACTGCGCCATGGGAAACCCGACATCCACTACGCGTTGCATCGCTCTAACAACTGGCACACGTTCTCCACGTATCGACCGTCATGGGCCGTTCTTCTGGAATGTAAAACTCTCGCATGCCGGCACCGGGTTGAATCTGATTATACGCCTTGACCAGCACCTCACGCATCTCGCGTGACTGCAGCAGGAACTTGTGATGCTCAATTGCAACAGGGGCAACTCGCCCCATCCCGAACGGACTCTGGGGATGAATGGAACGAATGCCGCCTGCCTTCGCGCGCACGCTCAACCGAGTCTGGTGGTCGGGCCAGAACGGAGCGTTAACCAAGCGATGCTTTTCGTCGGTCCATAACCACGCGCGGGAGAAACACCAATGGTCCGAGGGGGTATACAACCTCGCGATGAGCCATTCCATCATATCACTTGAGCAGCGTTCGTCGTCGTCCAACCGTAGGATATACGCACCGTGACACTCAGCCAGCACTTGTTCCAACACCGCCTCAGGATAACCAGGCGTGTGTACCGGCACGATATGCGCTGCAATATTGCTTTCCGTCATCGACTCTGTCGCGTCCGTGCCATCCGTTCCAACAACAAACTCGCCGCCGCAACACTCGGCTAGCGCTTCCATGTCGACCAGGAAGGGCCACACATGCGGCAGAGCACGAGTGATGCAGAGGATGGTCAACATCTAGGCTCCAATCCGAACGGTATTGACGAACGGTCGATGCAATCCAGCGTCCTCAAACCCACCTCCCACGATTGTCGGTCCCGTGACCCCGTCGATCAACGTGAAGCGATCACGTGGATCGACCGGATTGAGACGCGGCTGATTCGGCCGTGGTGCTGTGTACGGAATGGGATCTAGGAAGTCCAACGTGGCGACTATCGCGAGCAGGACCCCTGACGATACCTCGTGTGGCTTCTGCGTGCGATCAACAAGTGCCATCAGCACCACTGGTGTATCGAAGTCGTCCACGCCCGCGCCTGTCTGCCCTAGCCACGCCTCATAGGTCACATTCTCCTGCAACCCACCAGACTTGGTTATGGCATTGACGAGTGCCACACCGCCACGAAAGAGATCCACAAGTGCCATGAGGTTTCTCCTTGCCCCGGATGAGCGGGGCCGGCAACGCGTCAGCGTCAAGGCCGCTTGGTAAGGTTAGGTGAAGGGCGTCACCCACATCCTGCGCGGCACGCCGGCCCCACAACTCAATCTCGTTACGGCCGGAAGATCTGCCCACCCGACGGTCGGATGCTCACGCTCGCCGACTGTTCCCCGTCAACCGGAGCCTTGGGCGCAATGTTCGTCACGAAACCTGAGAACAACCAGTTGGCGCCATCGGGAAAGTCGATGTCGTACTGGTCCTTCGTGCCGTCAGCCCAGGCCTTCAGCAACCCGGTGTTGGCGTCGTGCGTTGGGTCGCCCGACGGCAGGAAGTTCATCGCGAACTGCATCTCACCCTTGCGCCGGATGCCGACGATGTAACTGTCATCGTCGGAATTGTGCGTGGTGGTCTCGATGGGCTTCCGCGACAAGGGCGGAGGCGTGATGTCGCGGAGTTCAGCAATTGGTGTGCCGTTCCGCTTGATGATGGTGCCGTGGGCAGAAATCGCGTTGCTCTCCACCCCAGTGTTCACTACAGGCATGATATACTCCTTTAGTTCTCTAACAGAATCGTGTCACCGGTCTCCAGCAACACGCAACCGCCGCTCCATCAAGATCGCTCGTTACCCAAACATAATACCTCCACTCACCCGCACGGTAACTTGCGCCATCAGTACACCTTCGACTGGCGCATGCGGACTCACGTCTAGCACATGACCAAGAAACGACCATATTGCGCCATCCGCGAACGTGAAAACATATCCGTCTAACGAATGTTCGAGCCACGCAGTTAGGAACCTCTCGACGTTGGCCGTGGTGACGGCTATATCAAATTGTAAATTTCCGCATCGCGGAAGTCCTGGCACGTAGGCATCATCCTGTGCGGCATGCCGCGTATCCTCAACCGCCTTACGCATCAACGCGGGAGGCGTCACGTCGCCAAGGTCTGGCACCGGCATGCCATTATGCGTGAGCGAGCAGCCGTGTGCACTGATGGCCATGCTATACAACGTCAAATTCAGCGCGGTAAGCCGGCTCTATGTATTCGTTGATGAACCACGAGGGCGGCATCAGGTTCCACACAGCATCTGGAATGACCTGCGCGAATACACCACTGTCCTTGAATGACAGTGACACGGGACCCGCCCTAAGCGACGCGATGCCCTGAACGATAACGTCATTATCCAACGTCCGGTCGCCCTTGAGCAATTGCCCCGCGAGTTCTGACTGCGCCTCTTTCAGCGCATCCGGAATGACCGCCGAATCGAGCGCGTTACCGTTCTGGTCTTGCATACCCGTGCGTGGCCACGCGAGTTTCTGCGTTACGGTTGCCGGCAAACCAGACCACGTGCGCCGCACGCGGTAGTAAGCCTCGTGACCGGCATTCGCCGGAACGAACAGACGTTGTGGACGAAACGCGGCATCGAGCACGCGGCACGCCATGATCAGCGCCGCTTCGGGCACCTCCGCATCTTCCCACGGCGGAGCTAGGGGCAGACGTTCGTTGAAGTATGTATCAGCCTCTGCCTTGGTGCAGTATGAGTTCGCTGTCGCACTGCCGGACGTTGCGGTGATTGTCGGTGTCGTCATCTTGCTACTCCATTAGACCGGTGGCACACGCGCCGTGGGACTGATCACAAACGGGCCGATGGCGATCACCTGCTCGTAACCCTCGTCAGTCCGCCACACATCAAAGAAGTACGAGCCCGGCGTCAAGTCCGACTGCTCTTCCGTTAGCGGGACAGTGAACGTGCCCGCCGCGCCACTGACTATCGTGGCAGCTTGCGTGATGAGCTTCGACAGTGAGTTAGCCTTGCGCGCGACCGTGAACATCAAAGTCCACCCGGCGATATTGACAACGGGAGACATGGTAAAGCTGAGCACGACCTGCTCCCCTCGATACACGGTGATCGTTTGAGTGACAGCCATGATGTCTATGCTCCTGACGCAGTAAGCGCGAACGCTCTCGTGGACGCGGTAAGCGTATGTGCCCGAGTGGACGCGGTGAGCGTATGTGCCCGAGTGGACGCGGTGAGCGTGAGCGTCCGAACGTGCCCGAGTCCTTCATAACCAACACCGTGCAGAGCGAGGGTTAGGTCTACAATTCCGTGCCCGGAGTTCGCCACGTCACCTTCGCCCGCGACTCCCAACGAGAGAGTGGCAACACCGAATCCGGCTGGAGCTTCAACACCTACACCGGCTGCGCCAATCGTGAGTGCGACTTCTCCTGATCCATACGCGGCGATGCGGCCCTCGCCTGACGCGCTCAACGTCAAAGCCGCAATGCCAAACCCATCCGCCACGTCTACTAGTGGCGTTCCTCCTGAACCTTCCGCGCTCAGCGATAGAACCGGGACGCTTGAACCGTAGTGAGCAACTTGCCCAGTCCCTACCACCCCCAATGCCAACACCGGTGCGCCAGCACCTCGATGGTCGGACGCGCCGACACCGGAGATGCCCAGTGACAAGGTTGAAGTCGCCGATCCTGACCGCAGGGATACGCCCGCGCCACCGACGTCCAGTGACAAGGGAATAGATCCGTTGCCCCGGTGCTGAGTCTCTCCGGTCCCGGTCACGGCGAGAGTGATAGCTGGAACCCCTGCTCCTGAACTCAGATGAGTTCCGGTGCCCTGAATCGCGAGTGCCAGAACGGCGGTGCCAGCGCCTTCAGCGCCGTACACGTCGGGTGCGACACCCTCACCGACCCCCGCAAGGGTAAGAGCCGGGCTGCTAGTCCCGTGAGCCTGGAGTTTACCAACGCCCTCTACTCCCAGCGTCAGGCCCATCGATCCCACGCCTGACTTGATCGTCGTTCCAGCCCCTGTCGTAGCCAGCGTCAGACCAGTCGTGCCCGTGCCGCCGTGAGTATTGCGACCTTCACCGGTTGCGGCGATGGTCAAGGCAACATTACCGGACCCCTGTAATAGAATGGTACCGGTGCCTGTAACGCTGAGTGTTAGTGCAGGAGCACCGAAACCTTCTGAGATAGCAAGGCTAGGTGCTTCACCAACACCGGCCGTCCCTAACGATAACGCGGGGGCACCAAACCCGTAGGAGCTTTTGTTACCCGCGCCAGACGCGCTCAGCGTGAGAGCAGGAGTGCCGTAGCCTTCGGGAATAGCGAGAGTCGGTGCGTCTCCCTCACCCTGCGCAGCGAGTGTGAGAGCGGGGACGCCGGCTCCGTAGTGTGTGGATTGTCCAACGCCCGTCGTCGCTAACGATAGTATAGGGACACCGAATCCTGAGTCAATGATTCGGCCTTCGCCCGTGGCGGCCAGTGTCAGTGCAGGAACGCTGTGGCCGTAATGAAGTGAGACACCAGTCCCTGCCACGCCTAACGAGAGGGCTGGCGCGCCACTCCCCGAATGCAGAGACACCCCAGTGCCCACGACACTGAGCGTGATCGCGGAAACGCCGAAACCTTCTGGGACAGAAATGATCGGCGCGTCACCCACGCCGGCGAGCGCCAAGGTCAAAGCGACGACGCTTGACCCGTACTTGACGGCAGCCCCTACACCGACTGCGGCGAGCGTAAGAGCAGCCACGCCCGAACCACTTGGAGTGCCAGCATCCACCGTAAAACTATGCGTGTCGCTCCACGCGCCGTAGGTGTTGAGACCACTCGGATCTTTCGCCGCTACGCGCCAGTAGTAGGTGACACCAGGTGTGAGAGCCATTAGGCTTGCACCGTGTACTGAACCGCGGTGCCACTGGCCCACGGGTGAGCATCTGCACCATTGGCGGGATTGGCAAAGCCGGCATCAGGGGTGGCGGAAAGGGCGCTAATGAGGATGACACTTGCCCCATTACTACTCCACAGGCGACCAGCGTTTACCAACGCCAGCATCCTATCACCGCTAATGCTGCAGGAATACCATTGCTGATCGACGGCTCCGGCAGGGGTCTGTTCCGCCCACGACGCTCCGTCGTAATACCACAGGCGACTGTTGGCGACGGCCGCCAGCATCTTATCACCGCTGATGCTGCAGCTTTGCCAGCACTTATCTACGGCTCCAGCGGGTTGGATCTCGGCCCACGACGTGCCGTTATAGTACCACAGACGGTAACCATAGTCTCCCGCCAACATCTTGTCACCGCTGATGCTGCAGGCATTCCAGGCCTTATCGACGGCTCCAGCAGGAGTTTGCTCGGCCCAGGATGTACCGTTGTAATACCACAACCGTCCACCATTAACTCCCGCCAACATCTTATCGCCCGAAATGCTACAGGTATACCAAACCTGATCGACAGCTCCAGCGGGAGTTTGCTCGGCCCAGGACGTGCCATCGTAATACCACAACCGTCCAGTGTAGACTCCCGCCAACATCTTATTTCCGTCGATGGCGCAGTTATGCCAGTACAGATCGATCGCTCCGGCCGGCTGCACTTCTGCCCACGAGGTGCCGTCGTAGTACCATAGGCGACCACCAAAGACTCCGGCCAACATCTTATCGCCGCTGATGGCGCAGGTATACCAGGCCTTATCGACGTCTCCAGCGGGCCGTGTTTCCTCCCAAGACGTACCGTTATAATACCACAGCCGGCCACCGTGGATGGCCGCCAGCATCTTGTCACCGCTAACGCTGCAGAACCACCATTGCCGAGTGGCTATCCCAAGGGGAATTTGCTCGGCCCACGACGTGCCGTTATAGTACCACAGACGGCCGTAGGTGACTGTTGCCAGCATCTTGTCGCCGCTGATGCTGCAGNNNTNCCAGTTCTGATTTACGGCTCCAGCAGGGGTCTGTTCCGCCCACGACGTGCCATCGTAATACCACAGGCGACCAGCGTAGTCGGACGCCACCATCTTGTCACCGCTGATGCTGCAGCCATACCAGTTCCGATCGATCGCTCCAGCGGGAGTTTGCTCGGCCCAGGACGTGCCATCGTAATACCACAACCGTCCAGTGTAGACTCCCGCCAACATCTTATTTCCGTCGATGGCGCAGCCACGCCAAGAGCAATCGACGTTTCCAGCGGGTTGTGCTTCCGCCCACGACGTGCCGTTATAGTACCATAGACGGAAACTGCCTACCGCCAACATCTTATCACCACTGATGCTGCAGGCACCCCAGTACAGATCGGTCGCCCCAGCGGGTTGGATCTCCGCCCACGACGCTCCGTCGTAATACCACAGGCGACCACTACTGGCCCCGGCCAACATCTTGTCGCCACCAATGGCGCAGCTTTTCCAGTTCTGATTGGTGGCTCCAGCGGGCGTCTGTTCGGCCCACGACGTACCGTTGTAATACCACAGGCGACCGCCATAGGCTCCCGCCAACATCTTATTTCCGTCGATGGCAAAAGCAATCCAATTCAGATTGACGGCTCCAGCAGGCGTTTGTTCTGCCCACGAGGTGCCGTTATAATACCACAGCCGACCGCCATAGACTCCCGTCAGCATCTTATCGCCGTTGATGGCGCAGGCATTCCAGACCTGGGTGGCGGCTCCAGCGGGAGTTTGCTCGGCCCACGAAGAAAACGTTGCTACGGTAGCGACTTCGACCTTGTATTCCACTTCGTCTGAGTTGGGGTCAGTGCCCTTGAACTTGAGGACCGGCGTGGTCGTCGCCACAGTCCCAGCATCGGCGGGGGTGTTGTCCGTGTCCAAGTTGACCGTTGGCGTGCCTGCCACCACAAGCGTCGTGTAGGTGATGTAGATGACGCCTTTGCAGCCACCGCCGCCAAACTCGGCTGCACCCGACATGTGGCCTGCACCGCCACCACCACCGCCGGGAAGGGTGGCCGTTGCGCCGTTGCCGTGAGCGATGCCACCTGCTGCGCCGTCGAAGCCATCTGTGCCCGTGCCGCCCGCGCCCGTAGTCGCGCCGCTCGTGCCGGCGTTGCCGTCGCCAACATTCCACCCGGACTCACCACCACCACCGCCAAGGGTCCCGGCTCCGTACGCCCCACCGTCGCCGCCCTTACCCTGACCAGAGGCATCGCCGATACAATCCGCTTCCGCGCCGCCCGCGCCCGTCCTTGTGCCATTGTAGTTCTTGCCACCCTTGCCGCCAGCCGCTTTGCAGAGAGGCGACCCTGCCGGACCGAATACCGTGTCACCGCCGTCTCCGCCATTGCCCGTACTGTTTCCAGCTCCCGCTGCACCGATGACGAATGCAATGACCTGACCTGGTGTGACGGCGATGCTTGTTTTCTTGCTATACGCGCCAGCACCGCCGCCCTGACCGCCACCTGACGCCGACGTGCCTGCACCTCCGGCTCCACTACCGCCAACACACTCGACGGTGATGACGCGAGGACACCCTACACCGGCAGCGGCATTCGTCCAGTTGCCGGTCGTGGCGAGGGTAACGTTGGAGCCAGCGCCAGGGACAGCCATATCAGTTGCCTAGTCGGTGATCTTCGTCGTGGTCCCCTTCACGGTGTACTCCCCGGCGGCATTTGCCGTCTGGTCACCCGTGAGGGCGTATCCGCACTTGAACACGTCACCCGCGTTGAGCCACACACCGAAGTGCGTGACGGTCGCATTGGCCGCGAGACCCGTGAACGGCACGTCCGCGTTCAGCACACGCTCTGCGCTGGCGTTCGCCGCGTTGAACGTTGCCACCTGCTTGCCTCCGGCTGTGATGTAATTCGCGCCCGTCGTGCCAGGGTCACCGCTGTGCAACGATACCCGATCTACCGTGATGCCGTCCAACGCCTGCTGTCGTGCGATCAGTGCAAAAGCCATAGCTGTTCTCCTTCAAGTTGGCGCCGGTCTCTCCCGACTGTCACGCCTGAACTCCGGCGTTCAAGGAAGGTCACGCAATCTGTGACCTTCGACCTTACTTCTTGCTGGGCGGATACGGCGCACTCGGTGCCGGAGCACTCGGCTTCTGATCGGGCTTGTTGCCTACGCCACCCGGTGCGGGTTTCGGAGTGCTGTTCGGAGGCGGATCGGGATAGCCTCCGCCTTCACGGCCCTTGTGCTGATCGGTTCTCGGATCGTTGCCGGCCTTCATGTCACCCTCCTCGGATTATCTGAATGAACGTTCGATCGTCTCTACGGGCTACCGCTTTGGCTACGTGTCGAGCACGAATCTCTTCTTCGCCGTCGCGGGTACGGTCTTGACGGTCGTGGTCGTTGTTTCGACGACAACGGGCCACTCGTGCGGGAACGTCCCATGCCGCACACCTTTGGCCGTGGTGAGCACAACGTCACCCTTGACGCCGGCCGGGGACTGCCCCTTGATGGTGGTGTCCGACCACTTCGTCGTGGGGATCAGACGCCCACCGATTGTCAGTGCGCCGGAACTGCCGAAGCCGCTACCGTGAATGCTGAAGGGTCCGCCGAGTTTCTCGTCGCCCTCGATGACGACGGGAATCTTGGACACTTCCTCCGCAGCCAACCGCTGATCGGCCGCAATCTGGGTTTCGTTCTTCCTGTCGAGTACCGCTTTGTCAGCAGCCACTCTCTGCTCTTCACGTGTCATCATGTTCTCTCCTCTGGATGAATATCCTCATGAAGAAGACGACCGTCGCGCCTCCGGTCGTCCACCTCGTTTACGCGATCGTGCCGATGCAGATCCCGCTGTCGCCGTTGTAGTCCGAACGGACGCGAGGAATCATGATGGCCATCACGAGGTTGTGAATCGTGAAGCCGTCGAGTGACGTCCACGGAATGACGGTCGGCGTCTGGCCTACGACCATGTCGATGACATCCGACGTCATCTGCACGAGCGCAACCTTCGTCGCCGGCATCAAATCCGCGGTGCGAATCGCCTGGAGATTGTCGATCTTGAGGAGGCGTTCCTTGATCGTCGGCGCATTGGCGACGGTCGCGTAGTCCCCGCTCAGGTTATTGCCCACCGCCGTGTTGATGTACAGGCGATACGGCCCGTACTTCTTGTTTGCCTGCAGCTTCGCGATCATCGCCTGCACTTCGGCGAAGACCGTCGCGCCCACCGGCGATCCGTCCCAGGCCGCTGCCGTCAACGCCTGCGTCTCAGCATTCGGTGCATTGAGCAGTCCGGGGGCACTATACCCGGCCACCTTCAGCTCCTGTCCATCCAACGTGGTCGCCCCGTTGATGGCCGCATCTTCGATGGCCTCGTTGACCGACCGGGTGCACTGCTTGATCAGCGCCGTGTCGAGCGGCTGGCCAACACGCTGTGACATCTTCAGCGTGCGAATGTCGAGGCTGAAGTTGTCAGTCGTCAGGTAGATCGGCAGCCGATAGGGCAGCACGATCGGCAGCTTATTCTCACCACGCGCTGAAGGCGACATGGTGCGCTGCGCAGCACCGACCCGACTGGTCGCGGACCACTCCAACTGCGTGATGGAGAGCGGGTCCGTCAGGTTGTAGGTCAACCCGGCTGCGAGAATGTCCGCCGCGAACGTCAACCGTTCGAGGCCGACGTCGACAACCGCCTTGTCGATGAACACCTGCGCCTTGTCCGTCAAGGGCGAGGCCGCACGGAACTGCGCGTCTTCAAGCGCCTGTTCCATGGCACGAAAACCGGGTTCTCGCAGAGCCTCGATCGACCAACCGCCCGTTGCGGCAATCGCTCGGGCCACCACGTCCGTCAGCGGAGAGTTCTTGGCCGCTGCGGTGAATCGCATGTTCTTGGATCCCATGTTACAGCACCTCCACACGGATGCGCGTCGGAGTGACAACGGCCGTGACGGTTTCGTTTGCGGTCGCGATCTTCACGCCCGCGTTGTAGACCTTGAGCGTGCCGTCACCGGCCGATTCCAGGTCGTTTCCGAAGACGATGTTCTGGCCGCTCGCGATAAACGCCCAGATCGTGGTGCCCGGTGCGCCCACGACTGCTTCGACCAGATCGTTGGCCGCATAGGCGTCATTGACGCCCTTGTTGAGCATGGACTGCTCGGTGGCGTACAGGGAACCAGCGAGCGACGTGCCCGTGTGCTTGCGCAACCGCCAGACACCTGCGTTGTTGAACCTCTCAATCAGATGTCCAGGCGTGATGGCCTCGGAAGCCGCCAGGTCATTCACGACCGTGCGCGGACCTCCGAGATAGACAGTGTTCGGAGCGTATCGAGTGATACTCATGTTGTGTCCTCTCTCCATACCGAGGTAACGGTACGCGTTAGCGAACCGTCGTTAGCGAGTGACCGACCGAAGCGCCTTGATCCCCTCAGCGTACCCGTCGGGCGGTGCGTAGCTCTTGGTCTCAGCGGTGCGCGGTGTGCCGCGTCCGGAGAAATCCGGCTTCACGACCTTGACAACATTGGCGAGACGTCCGAGCGTCTTCAGATCCATGGTCTGGAGTTCCGCCTCACCGTATTCCTTCTGTGCGTCCTTCAGCGACGTGACCAGCGCAGTCTTCTCCACCAGATCCGCCGCCTTTTTGTCAGCGACCAACTGACGGATGCTCTCCGGTGCCGTCTTGAGGTACTCGTCCTCGGACATTTCCGCCGTCTTCGGCGCGTCGACCGGCTTCAGTTCCTTGACGGTCTTCGTGTCCGTCTGCTTGACGGTTTCCTTCTCCACCACGACCGGCTTCGGCTCGGGTTTCGGCACGAGGTCGGCGAGCACCTTTTTGGGATCGACAGCCATTGCCGCTCGTGTTTTGTTGAACGCCTCAAGCACGTCCAATTCCTGGGTAGACAAGGCGTCGAGAATCGCCTTGTCCTTGACGGTGTTGTGCTCGCAAGCCATCAAAGCTGCGATGCGTGTGGCCTTTTCTACCATGTCGTCTTCTCCTTTGGAGTGCGCGGCTGCAGCAGAATCGCCACATCCGCATGGGGTCCCGGCGTTCGCCTTCAATGTCGCGCACGCGGCACCGAGTTTGACCGTGTGATCGTGCACCGATTGAATCATCGTCTGGTCTGACGACGAATTCCGCTTGCCCGCGAGGTCTTTGAACTTCTGCGCCATCACGGCCATCGCCGGCGCATCCTCACGCGTGCACTTGTACGCAAGCTGCATGGCGCTCGAGATTGAGCCGATCATCTCCATGCAATACGACTGGAACGACTCCAGCCGAGCCGACTCGAGTTCTTCAACTGCCGCTTTGTCCTCCGGTAACGCAGGTGCGGTTGCGTCCTCGGTGACCAGGTCGTTCAGTAACGCAACCGCGGCATCGTATGCGGTCGTCACCGCGTCAAGCAATGTCTGCATGGTCCCGTACTGCACAAGTTCCGCGGTGTCACCCTCGGCCGCGACCGTGGGTTCGTCTCGCGCTCCGCGAAGTAGCGCTTTGACCCGTTCACGAAGTGTCATAGGTGGTGTTCCCTCCTCTGCGGATCGACCCGCGTGTGTGCCGTATTGTTTGGCAACGAAATGAGGCGTGCCTGCCGGATACGCGTTGTTCTTCCCGCCACGACTCCGCACCACGGCAGCCACTTTCCGATTTGCGTTCGCGGCTTTGGCTGCCACCTTCGCTTCTTTGAGCGAGGCGTGCGTACTCACAACTTCCTTCCGCACGTGCACCGCGTACGGATGCTCGTCTGCTGACTTCCCACCTCCACCTGAATACTGGTTGATGCCCTCGGGATTATCCGCGTCTCGAAGTGTCCCATCCGCGAGCAATCTGCGCGATGGGGGCGGTGGCGGGTAGGAGTTGCCCAACGCCAGCGAATGTTCCGTTGCCTTTGTCCAATGCCAGTCTGCATGCTGTGACCCGATCACTCCTCGTGCATCGTGCGCCGCTTGAGCCGCTTGATGAGCATGTGCCGCGGCCGTATGCGTCGCCACACTCGGATGGGCATACGCCTGTATGGACTTCTCCGAAGCCACCTTCGAGAGCCGCAAGGCCTCGACCTTTGTCCCNGGTTTTCCCGCACCCTCTGGTCGGGTCTCAGAATGCCCAGCTGACCCCTGCCCGACTCCGTGTGAATACTGATTGATGCCTTCAGGGTTGTCCGCGTCTCGCAACGTGCCGTCGGCCATCATCCGTGGCGCACCGCACCCCATCTCATTCGAACAGGCGCCCAGTGTCCCTTCCGGCAACATGGCCAGATGATCAGGCACGATGGCATGCCACACGGCCTGATACGCCCGTCCCTCGTGCGTCCCATCCTTCGCTTCCGCACTGACGAACGCGCCGACCGACACCTCGATCGGTTTTCCCGCTTCGAGACGCTCAATGACCCTGAGTGCGTCCCCTCCGAGTGCCAACGCACGCGCCCGATCCAGCCACGCTTCCATCTTCAGCATCCGGCCTTCGGTGTGCGCATTCGCGATGAACCCGAACTGGTGCTGTTCAAGGACGGCCGGAGAATTTGCACTGATCTGTCGTCGCATCGCATCCACGGGATGCAACGGCAGCACCGGACGGCCGTTCCACCCTTGAGGCGTCACGTCCAGTTCGCTGGCAGGTACGAATTCTGGTGAAGACGCATTGACCGCGTGAATCACGCCTTCCCTCAGCGCAATCACCGGCACGACCAGGTGTTGCCGACCCATGAACACGGCCGTGCGCAGCAGGGACCCGGTCGCGGCCACCGTGAGCCGACGCATCTCCGGTTCCTGGACGACAATCAACTCTACGGGCAATATCGCCATGTCACTTCTCCCTCTGCACCGAAAGCAGTCGTTCCATCGCCCGTGCGATCTTGGCGAGTTCAACGTCCGTGACCATGACCTCATACCGCAACGCGAGACCGCCGTTCACCGGGATGAATAACGTCACGTCCATGCAGTTTGCCGGCAAGAGCCCTTCGGCCACAAGTTCGCGCCCGAGTTCGTGGCCATCGTACGGAAAATGAAGGTCAGCCACATGCCCCTCTTCAGCCTTGAGCCGCACCGCAAGATCACCAAGAATGGTCATAGGTTCACCCTATCGCTTCCACAGCCAGACCCAGGGTACACCGACAGTACGGATGCAACGGCGGACCACCGTCGTCAAATTCTTCGCCCAGCGGCACCGTCGTGCCGTCCAGGTCTTCGCAATCCTGACACGCATAGTTATCGGGCGTGTAGATCCATTCCATCGACTCACTGCCCGACAACAACCCCTGCTCCACGGCCTGGTCCCACAGTTCCTTCTGCCCCTCATTCGCGGCCGCCATCGTCTCGGTCTGGGCGATCATCTCCGCACGGGACTCCGTCATCTCCTGGGCCCGCACGGAGATTTCGTCCTCGATTTCCGACGCGCTGAGTCCCTGCTCTTCGAGCGTCTCCTGCAGGCCGAGCAACGCCTCACCCTGACGCGCATTCAACCCTACGCTGTCCCGGAGGAGCTTCGAGGTCTGCGCGACCGTGCGGCCCTTCTCGATGCCCGAAGAAATGATGGACTGAATCGTCACACGTCGCTCGTCCAACATTCCCTTGATCAAGTCGCCCGCGTGCGCCCGTGCCCAATTGACCGCCTCGCTGTTCGCCACGTTAAACTCAGGCTTCGCGATAGAGGTCTTGGGTTTCAATACCCGAAGCAACCCTCCAAAGAATCCCAGTGCCGTCTTTGGACGCACAGGCGCGGGCACGGTCCAGGTGCGCGCATGCACGCGGGCAGACGCGTTGATCACGCGCTGCAACAGCGACGTCAACTCGTCTTCGAGCGTCTTGGCGTCCTGCGTCGCAGCCGTGATCGCGCTCGCTTCATCCTTCACGCCATTGGCGGACCATCCCTTCTGCATCGTATCTTTGACGAGCACACGCGCGGCATCCGCCACGCCGTGTGCTTGCGTGAGTGGCTTGGGCACACGTTGCTTGGCAGCCGTGCGAGGCTCAGACGACGAGGAGCCCACGCCGTCAGACAAGATGAGAACATCATGCGCACGACTCGCCGCGTCGAGCAACGCCGCCCTCGACGACTCCACCGATCCCTCGGCTGGCGTCTTCTCAAGGGCATTGATCAACGCGTCCACCTGCGTCGTATGGCCGTCGGCAAAGAACGCAGACAGCACCGCATTCGGTGACGCCCATTCCACGAGCGACGACAGCCCGCCAATTGACGGCCCATCTGCCACGTAGCCACGTGAGTCATACAGGGAGTAACTCATCTGCGCACCAATCCCGCAAGATCCCCTCGCGCCACTTCACGCATGGACGAAATCCGGAACGACCCTACGCCACGTCGATAGTAATACCGGGCTTGCCCTGACCTCACGTCTTTGACGATGGTATGCGTCGCCGCATGATTGCTTCGTCCCCACGCCACCTTCCGGTCACGCGACTCGGGATGCATCGTGATCTTGTCGTTCGTGTTGTCGATCAGCGTCTTGACCTCCACGCCGTGAAAGTGTCCGCCATCACGCACGGTCGTATCGAAGGGATCGTTGTCATCCGTCCGCACACCGCCGATGGCTTGCGTGATGTCCTGTTCGGATGCACTCGCGATCGCTTGCCTCGCTTGCGTCGATGGCTTGTATGTCGCCAACGCGCGCGAGGTCCGTGAGGCGGGTGTGCCTGTCGTCGCACCGCCACCCTCACCTGAACCGCCGACCTCTCCCGGACGTCCTTCATGTCCAAAGTTGCCTGATCCCGCTCCGCCTGCGGTTCTCGGCCGGGGTTCCACGATCGCAATCACCAGGAAGTACGTCGACGCGGTCGACACACGGGCCGTGCGAATCGTCTTCCCTGTCGACGAAAACGCCTGCTTGATCCAGGACGAAGGAATTGTCCCGCGCAAACTCCGCGTCGTTTCCTTCGTGACGCCCACAGCCCGGCCTTCGGAGGTCCACTCCTCGCGGAACTTCCCGAGCGCCTCTTTCGGCACGTGAATTTCAAGGATGACGGGATTCTTGCCTGCGCGTTCTGCGTACCCTTTCGCTTCGTTGAAGCTGCTCGTGGCCCAGGTCTTACCGACATTGCGCGCATTCGGCTCGTACGTTCCTGGACCCGGCTTCACGCCATCGGTAAAGACGCGATTGAGCACCGTTGCTTGCGTTCCGTGATACAGCACCCCACCACTCTTCGTCCACTTACCCTGCACATCGCCGCCTTCGCCGCTCCCACCCACCTCTCCGGGTCGTCCCTCATGCCCGAAGTTCCCGCTCCCCGCTCCTCCAGCCACACGCACAAACGCCATCCACAACAGGCGAGCGGCAACCGGAGGAGCGAGGAAAGTGTTAAGCAACGGCCTTCACCCACGTATGATGGACGGTAGATACGTGCGCTTCGTGCGGGAATTGCACGTCGATGTGTTGACGATCCACGTGTGTGCTGACGACACGACCGATCTGTCCGTAGATGTTCTTGACCTGCGCACCAACCTTGTGAGGATTCTCTCCACTGCCCGGTGCACTCCCACCCACTTCGCCAGGCACGCCCGCGTGACCAAAGTTTCCACTCCCCGGTCCACCTGCATGCCGTATGCCGATGATGCGATCGATCGTGTCCGTGTCGTTCTCCACGATGGCCTGTTCGAGAATGCGGAACAGATCCTGCGGTGCGCCTTCCGCGGCTTTCGGGAACGGCAGCACCTTTTTCTTCGGCACGATCGGATCGCCGTTCTCGTCCACGGTTTGACCCGGCAGTCCGAACGACGAAAACGGCGTAGGAGGCTTCGGCTTCGCATCGGCCGCGGCCTGCTTCTGTTCGGGCGTCAGCGGCTCCATGCCGTACCACTTGTCACGGATTTCGTCATTCGTGAACACGTCCGTGCCCTGCGTCTTATTCGTGTTGGCCCACTTCGTCGCCCCGTCCGCCTTCTCTTGCTCGGTCAGGGTCTCAATGTGACCCCACTTCACTTGATAGGCGGTCGTGGGTGCGGGAAGGTAGTTGTACGCGATCAGGCGATCGACCAGCGGACGAATCATGTACTGTTCGGCGTAGCCTGTCTGCCGTCCGTTAACCTGGTCCTTCCAGTTGTCGCGATCCTGTGACGACGCAAGTTCCCCCATCTCACTGCCCGTGAGGATGCGCTTCGGAATGCCCTTGCTGCCCGCAATCTGGGTGAGGATCGCGTCCGCTGGACCCGTAAAGTTCGCGGTGTCGCTGCCCAACGCCTGGATGTCCACCTTGCGTGTCTGCAAGATACGCCGCATCTGATGCTGGTATTCTTCGGCTTGTGACGTGAGCGCCGCTTTCTCCTCAACCGAGAGTGCTGCGTCCTTGTCCACCATCATGTGCAGGCCTTGATTCGCACGCAGCCAGAACGCTTCGGCCCCACCACCCGTGACCTTGTCCAAGTCGTCCAGTAGGTTCCACACGTTCTCCAATGTCGGAATGCCGTAGACCTCGTTGTCCAAGCACCCTTCGGCAATGTGGAGCACGCGGGACCAGTGCACGGGCTTCTGCATTTCGGGCGACGTCACGTCGAGCCGTCGCAACGAATAGGAAGTGGGCAACCCGAATCGTGGAGAGGCCGTATCCGTCTCGAACGACTGGATCGTCGCATCGACGTAGTTCGCTCCGCTCGTCTGTCCCTGTTGCAGACCCGGTCCACCCCCGCCCGTAAACGGCGTCAGGAACAAGATGTCTTTCGGGTCGCCATGACCCTTCGGCAATTCCAGGTCATAGGACTCCGGCCCACCAATCAAGATGACACTGTAGTTCGACAGCCCGGCGAGAATGTCCGCTCGCAGCAAGACCGACCAGACCTTGAGTCGCGTCGAGATCGAAGCGAACGCCTCTTCGAAGGCCGTCTTGGTCTTGGGGTCTTCGTCCTCCACGATCTCGGGCCCACCGCGCCACGTCGCTTTCGGCAGCGCTTCCACGATACGCTTCGTGATGCCGCCTCGCGCATAGCGATCACGGTACTGCTTATTGGTGATGATGCGGTCGTACCCGAGCACGTCGTACAGGTCACGCTTCCCGCCAAACGTGATGCCGGCTTGCCGCATGAACTGCATCCGTTCGATGAGCACGCTGGCCGCGGAACGCAACGCCAGATCCTGAGCGGATTCTACCATGAGAAGTACTCCTCTTGCGGAGGCGGTTCCAGCAGCACCGCGTTGAAGGCTGCACTGGACGCGTCCACCTGGTCGTCATGCTTCCCGGTCGGGAAGTCGCACAGCTCACGCAGATACTTTTCGTTCCACTCTCCACGTACCAGGAACACGTTGCCACCCTCCACCTGTGCCCGATAGGGTTTCGACCGCGTCACTTTGTCGCCACTGATCTCCACGCCCTTGTAGTCGTACCCCTTGAGCAGTTTCAGCCGTGCCGCGATCACGATCTTCCCGGACGCTCCGCCTTCTTTCTCTTCACGTTGCACGCAGGTCTTCCCGTCCGCCATCGTCGTCTGTTTCACCAGGGCGTCCACGCCGGCAGGACTCAGTTGATCACACACGCAGTCTTCCACGTAAAACACGCCGAGTCCCTGCACCGCCGTAGACTGTGTGTCCGGGTCCGTGACGGGGCCACACGCTTCGGCAATCTTGACGCCTGCGGTATAGTCCCCTCCGCCTTCTGTGGCTGCCGTATCCCACCCTCGTGCGCGCCGGGCCATGACCGGGGCCACGTCACAGAACTTGAACCACTCACGTTTGAACAGTCCGCCACCTTCTGGAGCGGGTGTTTGCTGCAACTGTCCAGCCGTGCCGTACGGTCCCAGGTCCAGTTCCAGTTGTCGAACAATCGCAGGGGTAAACAAGGCTGGCCAGAGCAACTCTCCGGGCGTCGTGCGAAGGTCCAGAGGATCCGGACGCCACGACAAATCGTTCACGTGCCGCGTCTCATAGCGCATGGGCCAGCAGATGTGGAACCACCCGCCTCGTGCCAGCAGATGTCCGCTGAGATCGTCCTCGTGCAACCGCTGGCCGACCACGATGATGGCCGTATCTCGCGTCACGCCTCGTGTGGAGATGGTGTTGTCGAACCACGCATTCGCCGTCTCCCGTTCCACAGCACTGCGTGCCTGCTCTGCCGTCAGTGGATCGTCAATGATGATGCGATCGGGATGCTCACCCGTACCTGGCCCACCCACGCTGCTCGCAATGCGCCAGCCCCCATCTTCGTTCTTAAACAGGGTCTTTTGATTCTGGTCGTCAACCAACGACAGCCCATACGACGACGCATACCACTCACTCTGCAAGATGGAGCGCACCTTGAGGTTGTCACGCACCGTCAGATGCCCGGAGTACGACGCGGTCAGGTAGCGCAACTCTGGAAAGGATACCCATTCCCACGCGGGCCAGATGACGGAGATCAGCAACGACTTCATCGTGCCGGGCGGAACGTTTACCAGGACCCGCTTGATCTCCCCGCGGGTCACGCGTTCGAGCACCTCGCACAACGCATCAATGTGCCAGTTCGGCACGAAGGTCTTAACCGGTTCGACAATGGGCCAGACCTGTTCCAAGAAGACGCGCAACGACCGCTGACACAGCACGGCTTCCACGGCCTGCAATTCACGGCCGAGCAGTTCCGGGTCTTGAGACGGATCGAAAGGAGGCGGTTCGGGCTCAGGTGCCGAAACACGTGGCAGGAGGCGTATCGCCAGGGGCACGCGTGCCGTGCGAGCAGTGAGGCGACAGACGGTCACGTTGTTTTTGCTCGGCGCTTCGAGAGCGCCTGGGCTGCGAGCGTCAACGTGCGGGCTTTCTCTGCGAGTTCTTCTGGGGAGTAGGTACTATAGTCCACGGTATCGGTTTGCAAGTGGACACGTTCCACCGGCTTGCCCAGCAAGTAGAACAGGAGCAACTGGAACACACCCATGGGTAGGCTGTTGGCCAGCATCAGCGTGCGGATGTGCTCTTCGAAGTGCCGTTTCTCTCTGCCGTTCTGGCCATAGCAGACGTGCTCCGCAAAAGAGCGCTGCTCTAGTGTCTGGCGATTGAGGCTACCCTTCGGGCGTCCCTGTCCACCCCACGGGTTTCCTTTCTGAAACATACTCTGGTATCTCCCTGGCACAATAGCGGGAAGTTCGTGACGGCCGAGAGTATGCGCGTATCCTTTCGTAACCTCGAACGGCAGTTTACTGACCATGAGTGAACCCACGTCTTCTGCCACTGGCCAGAAACCTCGGTTTACCAATTACATGAATCGTAGGACCATATATCACGAAAAAGCCATTGTTCAGGCCACAAACCCTGATAATTTCCCGTCATCCCTTTAGTAACCCCTAGTAGGGCCTTTCTCACCCTCCTTAAACCCTCACCTAATTTGTTTTTAATATTTAAGAAAGAACTCAAAGACGACAGACAGAGCGGGGCATGTAGGGGTTACTAAAGGGATGACGCGGAGTTCTCGCAGTATTTTCACGCCTACTGCTTCGAACGCCCGAATATGGTCCGACGATTCATGTAACCACTAAACTCCCTCATGCCATCCGTCCTGTAAATAGTCTAAACATTCTCGTGCGCGGACCTCGAACGGTCGCATACTGAGCGCTGCTGGCTGGGCAAACACGTCCCACAGGAGGTGCGAATATGTGCCGCACCCGGAAACGCGGCTGACCCCATCCACTCGTCTCCATCGAACGCGTTCACGGTCCCATGTCGTTGCTGCGTCATGGGGCCGTGAACCTTTACTCCGACCGCGAGGATCCCATGCACACCTACACCCTCATCTGCGAAGGACCCTGTAACCCGCAACTGCCCGCCCTGGACGCGGCCATTGCCCGCATGCGCGACAGACTCAACTCCAACAACCAGCGACACGTGCTCCCGGACCTTGTGGACCAATGCCGTCTCTTGGTCCACACCCCACACACCCAGCGCTACGCAGACTATTTTCGTTGTGCCGTGTGCGGTACGGAACGCCGGTACTGACTCGTGCCCGTCAAAGGTTATCGTCAAACGGCCGAGCACCGCGCAAAGCTAGCCGCTCGTGCGTCCGGACGCACGCACACGCCCGCCACGCGCACCCGGCAACGCCTCGCGGCTTTGGCCCGGTGGATCTCCATGGCCCAAGACGAGCGTCAGGCCCGCTCCGAGAGTATGCGTGCGAGACGGGAGTGGGAGACCGCGCACGACCCTGGGGCAAATGCCCGCCACGTGTACCAACCCGACCTGGCCCGACTGTCGCCGACCAGTCTGCGTATTGGTCCCGAGAACCGGTGTGAGTCGGGTCGGCCACGCATGCGCATCGACCACTACTTGGAACGGTGGATTCTGCGGCATCGAGCCGACTTTCCTGAACTGGACGGCTGCTGGAATATGGAGCAGCTGATTTCGTCTCGCCGGGCCTACAACCGGATGCGCCAACAGGCCGGTCTCCGGCAACAGTGGGGCGTGTACGTGTGCGCCCGAGCCGACTTGCACCGGGCATCCAACCCCTTGCCTTATCGCCTGGTGCAACTGGATCGCTCCCATCTGGACGTGCTGGCCTGGCTGCGCACGCAGACGTACGTCACGCTCCGACGCTTCGATCTCTTCTTCCAGCGGTTTGCCTGGTGGGAAATTGTGCCGCTGGAACAGTATGTGCCGGATGATTCCGAAGCCACGCGCCCAACAGACCCGGTGCGCGTGATCCAGGAGACCGCCCGATGAGTGACCCGCGATACTNCCACGTGTTCACNCCGAATCGGTACGGCGTCTGTCTGCAGTTCATGGGCCATGACCAGTGCCGACAACGGGAAGACGCACCCGTGCATCAGCNCAAAGGGGAGCCNCTCACCGACGTGGAACGGCGATATCAGAATGACCCGATCTTTCACTCGGTGGTGCACTGGATGCTCGTTGNTGTTCAGTCCCNAGAATGGTCGCTGCAGGATCTCCGTGACGCCGTGACCGTCGTGGAACGCCTAGACGAACGGAGACGACACGCGTGAGAAGCTGTGCACGCTCTCGCGGGCC